ATAAACTTATTGGATTAGATGGTGCAGAATAATAGTAATGCTTGACATTAGCCTAACAAACTAATCAAGTCCGACCTACGCTTCGCTACGGCGGCTTATTAGAGACGTTAGCTTAAGAATAGATAGGCAACGGTGTTTATAGTATGATTATACATTTCATAATGAGATTACTAGGTAAAGATAAAATGTCTTATAAAGCGACAGAGATAGCTTGGAAACTTCTCAAAGAAGGGAAGATCAAGGGTATTGAACTATCTAACCTACAACTACAAAAATTAGTATACATCTGTCACGGCTATATGCTCGGGTGGAAAAACAAACCACTAAGTTCAGAGCCTATGGAAGCATGGGAGTATGGGCCAGTAGTGGACTCTGTTTATCACCTGTTTAAATCAAATGGATCTAAGGTAATACCAGTTAAAGAGGATATTGCAACAGGGTTAGATGGTGATGAAGAGGCAGAACATATTATTAATGGTGTATTAACACTATACGGTAATAAAGGAGCTATAGACCTTGTTTCCTTGACACATCAACCCGGAACGCCTTGGAGGGAGACTTGGGACAAGAATGCAAAACACAAATACTCAATACCGATTAGTGATGATTTAATAAAGAATCATTTCAGGAAATTAGTATCCTCACCCAAAGATACTGTCGGATTGTAAATGAACAGAGGTAGGAAAATGTCCTTACTAGAAGGTATGCTAGGAACTAAACAAAGAGAAGTACAAGGTTTAGAAATAATTTGTCAACTTATCAGTGATGCACATTTAGACAAAGAAGATTTAGATAAAATCGAAATGGCACTTTCACCTCAAATTAGAAGCGCCATTTCTGCTGAAGAGCCATTGCGTATTAACAACGCTAAAGAGAGGAAGCGGCCTCTGTAAACAGTTCTTTGAGCCTAGATTTTGCTTCAACTACAGGCGCACACGCTTCGCTACGGCGGCTTATTAGAGACGTTAGGCTAGACAACTAAAGCAGGAGAGATGAACTTGTCTGAAGTAGAAGAAATCACCAAGAAGTATTTAAGCGAAATAGCTAGATTTAACGAAAAAGATATTTATATTGTTGGGAATATCCTCAATGCAGCAGAACCCTTCCTTCCTAATGGAGTTCCATCCTCGAAATGGAGGAAAAAGGAAGGTTATTGGTATGGTACAGACGTGATCACCATAACTTATGAATTTAAAGGGCCTCAAGTCGGTTTGTGAATCAGCTCATAAGAGTTGTCTAACACTATAAATGTATCTTTTGCGTGAAGATCTATAGTGCCGGTTTCAAGAGATAACCAATATTCTTTCCCGTTTGAGCGTTTAATAACAGGCTTGTGGCTGTGTGGTTGAAATGACTTAAAAGGGATATCAATGTGGCCGCAATGGTAAGGTGTATGCTCATCAACAGGCTCATCACCTTCTTCATATTCAATAATGGCATTTTGTTTAAATAGATCACCTTTTATGAAAACATCTACTACATCAGCAGGCATGGTTGAGTCCTTTTAGTAATTAGGTTATTAGATTAATATACCACAATAAGTCAATAGCCTAACAAGCTAATCAAGTCCGACATACGCTTCGCTACGGCGGCTTATTAGAACGTTAGCTGCAACAAATCAAACAAACATCTGAGTGGGATACTTAGAAACTAACAACATTAAAGGTATCCTATGGCTAATAATAAAGCAACAGTTGCAACACCCTGTCCCCAACGTATTGAGATGGATAAGCATGTAGAGCTACCACTTGCCCTTATGGGTGGTACGTTGGAGATGAAGGAAGGCGACTATGCGCTGAAATATCTTCCACGCGAACCGAAGGAAACATTAGCAGCATGGAGTAATCGCCTAGCTCGCACTGTCCTCTATGGTGCCTACAAGCGCACAGTTCAATCACTCTCCGGCCTCCCATTCCATCGTGCAGCTAATATCACAGGTGAGCATAAAGACCTCTCCTATCTGATTGAAGATTGTGATAATGATGATAGTGATATTACAGACTTCTCTCATCAGCTATTGCAAGACATACTTGTTCATGGCCTATCACACTTTATAGTTGATAATCCAGATGTAGGCTCCGCTGTAACTCTCGGAGATAAAGCTAAGTATAAAGTACGTCCTTATTTCTCTCACATATCCCCTTCTAATATTATTGCTTGGACTTCCGAGCAGATTGGCGGAACAACTGTCCTCACCTCAATCCGTATTAAAGAGGAAGCTGTTATCCCTGATGGTGAATGGGGATTCAGGGAAGTTGACCAGATTCGTGTTCTCACTCAGACAGAGACAACTCTATACCAAGAGGAAAGCAGAGGCAAGTGGGTTATTGTAGGTGCTCCCATCCCTAATAATCTAGGTAAAATCCCTCTAGTAACCGTCTACGGTGAAAAGACAGGCTACCTCACAGCATCACCTCCACTAGAGGATTTGGCATGGCTAAACCTCAGACATTATCAGAAGCTATCAGACTTAGATAATATTGAACACGTTGCAAACGTCCCCATCCTTCTTGCCACTGGTGTATCAGACACAGAGATTGAGGGTATTAGTGTTGGGCCGAGCACTCTTACAGCCTTCTCTGATAAAGATGCAAACCTACGCTATGTTGAGCATTCAGGTTCAGCTATAGGTGCATCTCAGCTCTCGTTAAGTAAGACAGAAGAGCAGATGGCTAGTATGGGTGCAGACCTCATCATTCGTAAGAGTGTAGATCGTCAAACAGCAACAGCTCGTAAATTAGACTCAAGTGAAAGTGTCAGCATCCTTCAAATCTTTATCAACAACGTAGAGACCGGTATTAGCAAGGGCTTTGCTATTGCTGGTGAATGGATTGATAAGAAATCAGATGGTGTAGTTGTTAGCATCGGTAGCTGGTTGGATTCAGGTGCAGATGGCCCTAACACAATTGACCTGCTTATGCAGTTGCTTATAGACAACAAAGCATTCACTGTAGATGAAGCAATTAAAGAATTACAGCGTAGAGGTGTTCTATCCGATACGTTCAAGAAAGGTGAAGAGGTTAGTGAGACATTAATCGTTGAGCCTGTTGTAGATGTCCCTGCGGATGTCGATGTAGAAATCCCCGCCTCACCAGAGGCACCCCAAACGTCAGAGTGAATCTGGCACAAAAACTAATGAGATATTAGGAGTTTTAAAATGGCACTATCAGCATTTGTACAAGATATTGAAACCGTAGATGAGTCAATCCGTGGTGAATATAAAGCAGTGGAAGGTGGATTCCAACTAGACGTAACAGAGGTTAATGGTTTAGCCCTAGAGAATGTAGCTGGTCTTAAATCAGCTCTAGTAGCAGAGCGGAATATAAAGTCTGGAATTGAGCGTGAATATAATAAGATTAAGAAAGAATTTGAAGGTGTAGACCCTCACGAACTCATCGGCATCAAAGCACAATTTGATGATGTCCAGACTAAATATAACGACCTTCTTGCAATTGACCCCGTTGCTGAATCAGACAAACTTGCTGAACTCAAAATCAAGGATAAGATGACTAAGGCCCAAAAGGATTGGCAGAAGACATACGACACAGATATTGGCAGTCGAGAAGCAAAGCAGCAAGCTACTACAGCGCAACTCAAAGACCTTATGATTAATTCAGCAGCTATCGAAGCTCTCTCTAAAGCTGGTGGTGGTCACAACGTAGAACTCCTATCACCACATGTACTTGCAGCTACACGCCTCGTAGACGCAGCAGATGGTAAATATGTAGTTGAGGTTATTGACCCAAAGACAGGTGATGCTCGCGTTCGTAGTGATGGTCGTAATATGACTATTGAAGATTTGATGCCCGAGTTTCAGACGCGTTGGCCAGACTCTTTCCTTGTTGAAGTTAAGCCGGGTAGTGGTATCAAAGGTAGTGCTAAGGCTGTAGGTGGACAAAGCGGTGAGCTAACTTCACATCAGAAGATTCAAGCAGGGCTTGCTGCAATGAAAGCGAGTCAGTAATAAGTTTGTAGCGGGACTGTGGGATGCAATCCTAAAATAAAAACCCTAGCGGGGGAACCGCCTCGTAGTAGCAAATTACCGCAACTCTTTTAAGAGCGGTTCTTATTTAATTTTAATTAGGAGAAACAAACCATGCCTGTATCAGTAACCCTAGCAGAATCTGCAAAACTTTCCCAGAACCAAATGGTGTCTGGTGTTATCGAAAATGTAATCACAACTAACCAGATGTATCAGCTCCTTGGCTTTGCTGGCATTGATGGAAACGCTCTGCAATACCAACGTGAGAATGTACTTGGTGATGTGATGACAGCAACTGTCGGCACCGAGCTTACTGCCAACAACCCTGCTACCTTCACTTCCGTTACCTCTAGCCTCACCACTATTGCTGGTAAAGCTTCTGTCAACGGTTTGATCCAAGCAACCCGCTCTAACTTCACTGACCAAGCTGAAACTCAGATCGCTTCTAAGGCTAAGAGTGTTGGCCGTAAGTATCAGGATATGTTTATCAACGGTGATAGTGGTGCTGTTGCCACTGACTTTGATGGTCTGCTCAATCTCAGCGGTCAGACTGTTGCAGCTACCGCTACTGATGGTGATGTTCTGTCATTCGAGAAGTTGGATGAAGGTATGTCCTCAGTAACCTCTAAAGACGGTGCTGTTGACTTCATTACCATGAATGACCGTGAGCTGCGTAAGTATATGAGCCTGCTCCGTGCGCTTGGTGGTGCTTCTATCAACGAGGTTGTCACTCTGCCGAATGGCCAGCAAGTTATGGCTTACCGTGGTGTTCCAATCTTCCGTAACGACTACCTGCCGATTACTCAAACTCAAGGCGCTTCCACCGCAGCATCCAGTATTATCATGGGTTGCTTCGATGACGGTTCCATGACTAACGGTATTTCTGGTATCACTGCTGCTAACGACTCAGGTATTCATCTGAAAGTTGTTGGTCAAGCTGAGAACTACGACGAAGAAATCTACCATGTTCTGTGGTATGCGGGTTTGGCTAGTTTCTCTGACAAAGGTTTGGTTGTTGTCAGCGGTATTGTCAACTAAGTAACATTGCAGGGGCTTCGGCCCTTGCTCTCAAATGGGCTTCTACACGGGAGCCTATCTCAGAGCAAATTAATCTTGGAGAATCATTTTGAAAGTTTACGCACATGGCCCTAATGCTGGTAAGACTGTTTTAATTGGTGGTGTACAGTTCGTCAATGGTGAAGCTAACATCCCTAAGCTTTCTAATAGACTGGAGCGTTTCTACAGCGTTAAAGACTATGCCCCTGTAGGTGAGGTGGTGGTTGCAGAGAAAGTCGATTCTACGGTGGTTGTAGCCATTGAAACTCCTGTATCTGAGGCGGTGGTAGAGGAAGACAACGGTGCTGAACTACTTCGTCAGGTTGTAGAAGACAAGAAGAAAGAGATTGAGAAGGAAGTCACTAGAATTCTACGGTGGGTTGACTTTAATAATATTGGTAAATTCCGTGCATATGTTAAAGAGGTCACAGGTGCTATGCCTAGAACTCATAAAGAAGGTGATGCACTGCTTAACAAACATGAAGGCATTAGTTAATGGCCTTCGTTGTTGAAGACGGAACAGGGACTAATCCCCTAGCTAATGCTTATGTATCTGTAGCGTATAGTGACACCTATTTCTCAGATAGGGGGATTACTGAGTGGACTACTTATTCTGATGCTGAGAAACAAGGGGCTATCATCTATTCAACTGGTTATTTCGACTCTACTGTTGAGTGGTATGGGACAATCAAATCAACTACTCAGCCGTTAGGTTGGCCTAGACAAGGTACTTGGTATGATTCAAATGGTCGCCAGATAGTTGCAGATGGGATACCTACACAACTAAAGAATGCAGTGTGTGAGTTAGCTTTCCAACACTTACAGAATAATCTAAACGACACAACAAGTGAAGGAGTGTCTTCTGAGAAGATTGGAAGTTCCACTATCACTTATGCCGGAGGAAGCTCATCTAAGTCTTATTCCTTCCTAAAGAATATGGTTAAAGCTTTAGGTACAACGGGTAGCTCCAGCAATGCCACAGTTTATAGGAATTAAATATGGGGTTTGTCACACGTAATCACAAGCAAAATGTAACGTATTGGACTAAAGGTGTGAATGATCTGTATGGTAATCCAACTTGGTCAACACCCATCACTGTTAAAGGTAGGTGGGAAGATAGACAAGATAAAGCTGTAGACTTTAGAGGTAATGATATTGTCACACGCTCTGTTGTATATCTTGGAATAGATCTAGGCGTAGGTGTTTATCTATATCTAGGGACTAGTGCAGAACTATCACCACCTACAGATGCAAGAGAGCTTAAAGGTTTCACAAAGATTCCTAGCGTTAGAGCTACAGAGTTTGAGCGTAAGGCTATTCTATAATGGCTGTTAATCGTAACAGCGCCTCTTTCATTGCAACTAAAGCTGATGTGAGGAAAGCTCTATCCGGTATTGAGGCCAACCTTAATGCTGTGTTAGCTAACTTGCAGATAACAGCAGAGTCTAAGCTGTTAGAAATTGGTAGGCAGATTGAAACTAGGTCTAATGAGATTGCACCTAAAGATACGCACGAGCTTGTTGGAAGTTCTTATGTGGAGTCTGAAACAATAGGCGGTACAACCACTGTTGAGATTGGTTATATGGCAGATCATGCAGCCTACACACACGAGAATACACCTAGTCACGAAGACTACAAATCACCAACAACAGCAGGGACACATTTTAAATTCCTTCAAACAGCACTTACAGAAAAAGAGAACGACCTTATGAATGAATTAGCTAGTGCTTTGAAGGAACAAATTAAATGAGTAGTCCATCAGCAGGTATAGCAGGAATAATCAACACAGCATCTTTAGCTACATCTGGTGTTGATTTATTTGTAGGACGTATTCCAGAGGATAATCCAAACTTTGCAATAGGTGTTCTTGAAGCAGGTGGGCCAGCTCCCAACCCTAAGTGGGTGAGAGATGATTATGATTTACAGATTATTGTACGTGGCGATGTAAACGGATATTCAGCAGCGTGGGATAAAGCAATAGCAATTAAGAATCTCCTATTAGGTCATGCTCCGGCAACAGTTGGGTCTGACATTTATGCAAGGTTCATCATGCGGGGAAATGTAGGCTTCATTGGATATGATTCTTTGCAAAGACCTAAATTCAGTAGTAATTGGCGTATCACTATCGACGGTGTTGCTGTTGGTAATAGGTTGGAGATTGCTTAATAGGAAGGAAGATGATTACTTTTCAAAGAGAGACATTTGAACAGGTGCTTGAGGATATTCAACCGTTATGGAAAACTCACTACGATGAAATTGCTATGGATAAAGATGTTGTTAAACTAAATCCATTTATTGAAGCTTATCAGCAGTTAGATGATGCTGGTGGTTTAGCTATAATCACAATGAGGGCTGATAGTGTATTAGTTGGATATTCATTCTTTGCCTTACAATATTCTTTTCATTATAGAGATTTAGTTATGGCAGTTAATGACTTGTTCTATATAAAACCAGAATTTAGAGGCACCATGCAAGGTGCTATTTTAATTAAGAAGTCTGAGAATATCCTGAGAGATTTAGGAATACAACAGATACAGATGCGAACTAAGACCTATGCAAACTTCGGTATCCTATTAGAAAGATGTGGATATCAAGAGGTTGAAGTAGCTTACCGTAAAAACATAAGTGTTCCAAACTAACAGGAGAAATAAACAATGGCAAAGACAATTTCAGTATCTGCTGATGACATAACCTACTATGTACTGCCCGGCAGCTCAGGCGATTTTAACGTAGAAGCCGAAGGACTAGAAGACACTACGTTTGGTCAGAGTTTCTCTTCAACAGAAACTGGACTCCTCTCTTGGACTTCCAGTGCCAACGCATATTGGAAGGGATTTGCAGGCTACGTCACCACAATCAAAAAGTCGGGTACAACCACAGCTATGACAGGTGATGCTATGTCACTTGTTAGTGGTAAGACATATTCAATTGATGCAGCAGCAAAAGAAGTTTGGGATCATACAGCAACCTTTGTAATCTACGACGGCGTAACTGATGTAACTGCTCAAGTTGAGTCTATCAACTATCTATATGGTACTGTTACTTTCCTGTCTGCATACACAGTGCTTGGTGCTGTAACGGTTGACGGTTCATACCTCCCACTTGCTGCTTATGGTAAGGCCCAAGACTTCTCTCTCACTCAATCAGCAGAAAGTGTAGACACTACAGACTTCGACACTGCTCAGGGCAATGGTGGTTATCGCACATTCGTTCCCGGCTTGCGTCAAGTTAGCCTAGACCTGTCTGGCTTCTATGCGCTATCTAACGGATTTAAAGCTCTGCTTGCTGCTCGTGAAGAGTGTGTAATTGAGATTAGCCCTGATGGTGCTGGTGCTTCTATGTGTCGTGGTTTCTTCAAGCCAATGACTACAGGGCAATCTGGTGATGTTGGTGGTAATGAGCAAGAAACTGTTACATTTGCGCTGAGTGTTCCTTATGTAGCTGGTGTAGCAGTTACACCGTTCGATTGGAATCATGCTGTAGGTTCTAGTATTCCACTAGGTGTTAAAACTTGTCTGGATGCTTGGGAAGCTGAAACGCTCATCTATGTAAAATATCTGTCTGATGGAGCTGCTGGTGATAAAGGCTCTGTTGTAACCACTGACTTCTCTCTATCTAGTGGACTCTCCGCTATGAGTGAATTTAGCCTGTCAGCGCAGGGTTCAGGTGCTCCAACTGTAATTTAATTAATCTCTTAACACAAACCAAAAGGTAGTATTAAAATGTCAAGCAATCGTTCAAGTATCCGTGATGGTCTCCTGTCTACTAAGGTGGAATTTAAATCTAAGATTGTCACGGTGAATGGTGTAGAAGTAGAAGTTCGTCAACCCTCTGTCAAATCTCGTCGTGACCTCATGAAGCGAGCAACTGATGGTGGGTCTGTTGACCTAGCTCTGTTCATGGTGTGGGGCGTTATCTTTAACACATATGTCCCTGCAACTAATGAGCTTGTGTTCGATGAGATGGACTTCGACGCTCTTATGGAGAAACCTGTTGGTGGTTTTATTGATCAACTCTCAGAAGCTGCATCTGAAATGATGAATGTAGATGAGGACTTGGAGAATAAAGCAAAAAACTCCAGCAAGACCCAGAAGAAGTAAACATACTCAGGGTCTGCGACAAACTTGGTAAGTTCCCACACGAAGTAGAGGCTCTATCCATTGATGAGTTTAATAGGATAGTGGTCTTCTACTTATACGAGGGTATAGAGCAAGAGAAAGAACGAAAGAAACAACAACGTAAACACAAATGACTAAAGGAGGCTGCAAAATGATAAACCATATGAACAGCCTCTTACTTTTAGCGAGTGTATCCTACATGGTGCATCTCGCTTTTTTATTTCTAGGTGTAGGGAGAATTATAGATGGCAATTGATTTAGGTACTCTCTATACAACTATAGAAGCACAGACTAAAGGCTATACAGAGGCTAATAAGGAAACTGAGAAGTTAGCCAAGAGTATGCTTCGTCAAGCTGATGCTGTTAAGAAAGCAGAGCTTGAAGTTGAGCGTTTAACAATACAACTCAAAGACGTTGCAGGCGCATCTAAATATGTAGGCCAAGCTGAAAATGCACTGGAGTCATTCAGGAAGAAATCTAAGCAAGCCGGTACAAGTGCTACATTGTTCAGCGCGTCACAGAAAGACTTCAAGAACTCACTAGCACATACAAAGAACGGATTGTTAGGCGCAGGCATAGCCACAACAGGCTGGCAGTCGCGTATGCAGGAACTCACCAAGTCCATCCAATTAGCCCTTGGCCCTCTGTCTGGTGTAGCCTCACGTATTACAGCACTCACTGCCTTGTTCAACCGCTCAACATTGATATGGGCTGGGTTGTTTGCTGGTATCACTGCCGTATCTGTTGGTATGTTTAAGGCTGTAGCTGCTGGTACGTTGTATGAAAGTTCTATGGCTAAGATTACACATCAGCTTGAATTGACAGGTCACGCTTCTGGTCAAACTACAGAAGATATTGATAGGATGACTAAAGCTTTAGCAATTAATACACTAGCTTCTGTTAATGGGGCTAGAGAAGCTGCTACAGCTATTCTTACATTCACTTCCATTACCGGTGACAACGTAGAGCGTACACTGGGATTAGCACAAGATTTAACAGACTCTCTTGGTGGTGATTTACTCGCTAATGCTAAGAAGCTAGGTAAGGCAATAGAAGACCCAAGTAAAGCATTTAAGACGCTTAATGAGATGGGCGCTCGTTTGTCGGAAACAGAGATGGCCCGTCTTAAAACTATGGCTGCTACTGGCGACCACCTAAAGGCTCAAGAAGTTATATTAGCTAAGATTGAAGCTAGGGTTAAAGGTATAGGTAAAGCTGGTGCAACAGATACTCTAGCAGGAGCTTATGATACGTTGGGTGAAAGCATTACACTACTGTTTGAATCTGTGTCTAAGAATAGTGGACTACTTGATTCATTCAGAGAAGCTATCAATACAGTATCAGCGGCCATACAAAGCTGGACTAAAACTGTTGATGCAGGGTTCGGCCCTCTGAAGATGTTTGGTGATATTATTGGTGGTGTTGTTAATGCAATAGCTTGGATGGTTAAAAACATTCATATATTAGCTAGTGCCTTTGCAGCCTTAGCTATAGTAAAGACAATCACTGCTGCGTACACCTTCTTTACCAGAAAGACAGTTGAAGCAACCGCTGCTACAAGCCTCTTTAGCGGTGCATTAAATCGAATCCCTTTTGTAGCTATCGCTAGTATGGTTATAGGCGCTGTAGTTGGTTGGTTATCTTACGCCGCTGCTGCCAGAGACGCACGTAGAGCACTTGAGGGTGTTAATACAAGCAACAGAGAATTCTTGAAGACACAGAATCAAATCGAAAGGATTGCCTTAGCTAAGAACATTCGTGAGACAACAAGAGCCATATCTAGTTATAGTAAAGAGCTTAAAGAAAATGAAGCTCTGTTGGCCACCTTTATAAATTTAGGTAGGGAAGCAGATCCAAACACAAGACTTATTGCTGTATCTGTAGAGAAGCTTAGATTTAAGTTGAAAGAGTTAGATTCACAACTCCTCGAATTAAACAAGCGCCAGATAGACGCTATAGAGGTAAATAATGAATCAACTAAATCTACATTAGGTCAAGTTGATGCTCTGACAACTTATATAGCCACCTACAACCCAGCATCTAAAGCGGTTGCTAAGTTCACTTCCGACCAAGAAATACTTGCAGCAGGTTTACATGGTGTTGGTGGTAAGTTAGTTACAGTAGAGAGATATTTAGCTGCCTATACTAACGGTGTAAAACTTACAGTTAAGGAAGAAGCTGATTTAAGAAAAGAACACGCTAAACTAATTGCTGATTTAACGGCAGCAGAGTCTATGGCTAAATTATCCTCGCCTTTCCAAAAAGCTAAGGAAGATATTGATAGTCTAATTAAAGCTCAACGCAGTGCTTCACAATCTGCTGGTATGGGTGCTGGGATTGAACTACCTTTCTCAGTTAATACAGTTGAAATAATTAGAGAAGTTGATAAAGTGGTCAGCTTACTTGATAGTACATCACAGGAGAATATAATAGAGTTAGGTATTAAGCTTTCTGACGGATCTATTGCTTCCACCAAAAAACAAGTGGGAGATGCTGTTGCGTGGATGATGGGGGAGACTGAAAAATTACAAAGAATATCTCCATTTACAAGCGTCTTAGCGGCTGCTGATAGTAAGCTTGAGGCCATAAGTAAAACAAGTAAGGAAGATCCGTTCGGTGCACTATTTAATACTAATGCCTACCAGAAGGCGCTAGCCTTAAACGAAAGCATTAAAGGTATAACTAATAGCTTAACTAATAGCGGTATTAAGGAGGGAGGTGAGCTGTTCAATAGAATTGGAGATACTGTTAAACAAGTAGCTAAAAATAGAGGTCTTCAAGACCTCATAAAAGACGATGATTTGAAGACAGCAGACGGAATGGCATCTGCTATAGCTAAAATAAATGCAGCCGCTGAGAAAACACCAGCCTCTATACAAGCTGGCATTGGAACCGTTGGCACCATAATGAGCGGTATAGAAGGTGTTCTAGGTCAAGTTACAGCAGCCTATGGCGAGATGGCAGCAGCAGCAGGAGCAGCCGCACAAGCAGCCTTAGAGCACGGTATGAGTCAGTCTCAATTCTATATGGAGTTGGCTGATACGGTTCATTATTCAAATAACCTACAAGCTAAGTCTTTTGAGGACAAAGCGATTGCTGCTGCCGAGGCTGGTGCTAAGGAATATCGTGCTCAAAAGGATGCACAAGCTAAGGCTAATGCTCTTGCTGCTAAGTCATTTGAAAGTCAGAAACAAATGCAGATTGCTCAAGCTATAATGGCAACGTCTTTAGCCGTTATGCAGACATATTCAAACTCGGGGTTAGGTATATACGCCACTCCATTAGCTATTGCTATGGGTGCATTAGGGGCCGCTCAAGTTGCTTCAATATCTGCACAGAAATATACACCTAGAGCAGGTGGTGGCCCTGTAAATGCGAACCAACCTCTGATGGTGGGTGAGGCAGGGCCGGAGCTTATGATACCTAGTCGGTCAGGGAAAATTATTCCTAACGGTAAGTTGAGTGATGCTCTAAACGGTGGAGGTGGTGGAGATATGCAAGTGAATATCACTATTCAAGCTACAGATGCCTCTAGCTTTGATCAGCTTCTGGTGCAACGCAGGGGGTTATTAACAAATATGCTTAAAGAGTCGTTCAATAGTCAAATGAGGTCGTTCTAAAATGAGCATCACATATCCAAGCTCACCGGGTTTCAGAGATATAACGCTCCGTAGCGCAGACCCTACTATTGTGTTTCGCTCACAGAGTGGTAAGCGTGTCACTCGCAAGGTGGCAGGTCAACTATGGAGCTTTGTATTAACCTATCCACCAATGAGTAAGGCTACATTTGCACCTGTGCTAGGGGCTATTGCTAAAGCTCGCGGGTCATATCAAACATTCACAATCATCCCACCTAACCTGAAGAATCCACTCGGCACTCAAACAGCAGACACAGTTATTGCAACTAACACAGCTATTGGTAGTACATCTATACCAATTTCAGGTGCCACTGTGTCGGCTACATTTGTTGCAGGTGATATTATTAAATTCTCTAATCATAATAAGGTGTATATGTTGACAGACAATACAGCAGCAGATGGTGGAGGTTTAGCCTTTGTCAGCATCACACCTCCTCTTATAACTGCTATCACTACCTCTCATACAGCCAAGCATACGAACGTGCCTTTCACGGTGGCTTTATCAGGAGAATTGCAGGAGTTTAAGACTACAGTTGATGGCTTTATACGTTATGAGCTGGACGTAGAGGAAGTGTTCTAATGAGCCGTACCTTACATGCTAATACAATAGCGGCTATAGGCAGCGAAAACTTAGAGGTGTTTCATCTTGTTACGTTTGAATTTTCTACGCCCTTCAGATTAACAGACCATGCTCACGATATTAGTTACGACTTTGGTTCAGGCTCTGAAACTTTCCTAGCATCGGGCAGATTAGTTAGCTCTGGTAGTGTTGAAGAAACATTGGATATTACAAACCCAACAATTAGCTTAACTCTAACAGGAGCAAATCAAGCAGACATATCTCTAGCCTTAACAGAGAACTTTAATAATGTAACGGTGATTATCCGTAGAGGTTTCTTTGATACTTCGGGGGATACAACAAATTCAAATATAGTCTTAGATCCATTTATTATATTTAATGGGAGAGTAGACTCTTGGGCTATTAAAGATGACCCGCTAAAGGGTGACAGTACCGTTACATGGAAAATTGCTAGTCATTGGGCTGATTGGGAGAAAGTGTCAGGTCGTAAGTGTACCAATCAAAGTGCTCAAGCTTTCTTCCCTAACGAAGAAGGTTTTAGTCACGTATACGACCAAATAGGTGAAAAGACTTGGGGGAGGGTTAGAAGCTAATGGCCATAAGTATAGGTATAGGCTTAATAGTTGGGTATGCTGTATATACAGCAACAAACATATCAATACCAAAAATTAAAGAGCAAGAGAGAGAGTCTAGGGTAAGTAATGTTTTAAACTCTGGCTATAATGTACCTGTCATGTATGGCGAAGGTAGGACTGATGGCAACCTTATTTTTTATGAGACATCCGGCGATAAGAATAAATACTTAGATATTATAGTAGTTGTAGCAGAAGGTGAGATTGAAGGTTTCACTAAAGTGTTTATGGATGACGGTGCTTTGCCCATGTTTGATGGTGGAGCGGGAACACTTGCTGATAGTAATTCAAGTGAGACCCTTGTGAATTCCACCAACCCCTTATACGGGCAGTTACAAGCAGAAGCTACATTGAAGGTAGACTTAGCTTACTTTAATACCACAGATTTTTATATACAAGGTGTAAGAATTGTAGCAGGAACTTATGCAAATATATCTGACTTAGTAGACGGTCTAAATGCTCATGCTAACCCCTTAGTCTCTGCTATGACTTACAGCGTTACTGGAGATGCTGGTGATAATCTGCACATGAAGTATGATACAGCAGGATCTGTTGGTAATGGTAAGAAGGTATACTCTACGAGGGATCACCCAATAAGTCTTGGTTTCCCTACTACAACGACAGTTAAAACATCTGGTGGTAGGAGTGACACTTATGCCGAGGCGTACTTTTATAATGGTACAGATGCTCAGGTATCTAACTCAAGACTCGTCACAGACTATCCACCTACAGCAGAATCAGATGGATGGACAGCTAATCATAAACTGAGCGGATTCGCTTATGCTTACATTCGCCTTACACATAATGCTGACCTATTTCAAGGTGGGATACCTAAGTTCTCTTTCGAGGTTAAAGGTAAGAAGGTTTATGATACAAGAACCACAACAACAATATATTCAGCTAATAATGCCATGTGTCTGCGAGATTACTTACTTAGTTCACGCTATGGTAAGGGATTAACATCGTCTGATATAAATGAAGCTAGTTTCATCACAGCAGCTAATGATTGTGACACATTGAAGAATGGCCTAGACGTAAGTGGCGGTGCAATAACATATGCTACATATGAAGTTGGTGCTGTAGTAGATACATCTAAGCATGTTAAAGACAATACAAATTCTTTCCTACAGTCTATGAATGCCACGCTACCTTGGGTTGATGGTGTCTACTTACTTAATGTATTAAAGGCTGGAAATTCTACGTTCTCATTAACAACAGATAATATAATTGGAGCCGTTAATTTAAACTCATCTAACAAAAATAATAGATTTAATAAGACATCCGTATCTTTTAAAGACAAGCAAAGACATTACAAAAGTGGGGATGCTGTTGTAGACCCACTAACACCCGGTACATCCTCTTATAGCTCAGTAGCAGCAGGATATTATGCGGAAGATAATGATCAACTACTAGAGAAGCGCATTGAAGCCCCTTATGTAAACTATTTCCCTATAGCTAGAGACATAGCAGAACTTACAATGAATATGTCTCGCAGGGGTTTAAGTATAACCACTGTAACAACAATGGAAGCTCTAAAAGTAATACCGGGCGATATAGTTGATATAACCTACGATACTTTTGGGTGGGTTGGTAAGGAGTTTAGGCTAGAGAAGCTTGTGTCTAGGGCCGACGGTTTCTGTGAAGTAAGCCTATCAGAACACGATGATGCTCTATACACACTAACAACACAACAAGAGCCTCCTACACCTAATGTATCTACGCTACAAGATGTTAGCGAGGTGTTACGTCCAACCATAAGCAGCTTGTATTCAGACGGTGACACAGCTCTTAAAACAGTGGACGGTTTAGTACTACCGAGGATATATGTCACTTGGGAGAATAACGATGCCTATCCATATCAATACAACATCTACAAGAAGGTGTCTACAGATAGCGCATTCACTAAGGTTGGTACAATTGGTAAGGATGATGCTTTAGCCTTCTATATTGAAGGTGTAGATTGGAATGTTGAATATGACATAGGGATATCTGTAGTTAGTGGTGTAGGCTTTGAATCAGCTATTGCTACAGGCACTGTGACAGTAGCCAATCCTCTATCCTTTGCCGTATATAAATATCCAGATGTAACAGGGTTGGAGCTTGTAGGCGCAGGG